TGTGAGAGCCTGTCCTGTAACTGCTGCCATATCAAAGAACACATTAGCACCAATGGTGCTATTTGTTGTCTTCACTATACCTTTAACAGCAGAAACATCAACTGTGCCTGAGCCACCATCTGTAATTGCACCACCAGAAATAACACCTGCAGACTGAGTAGAATTAAACCAATCTTCAGCATTATCATAAGTTGGTGTGCCAATAACATCAACATTCACAGCATCCAAATCAATAGAAGAAGATGGTGCTGTGAAATAAGCAAGAGAAGTCCAAGCAGTTGAGCCATCGCCAATCTTAATCTTACTTGTATCAGTCTCAACACCAATCTCACCTGCTGCTAAGGTTGGGTCATTACTTGTCCAGTTTGCTGCTGTGTCTCTCCTCAGTTGAATCTGCACTGCCATTTTATGTTGAATCTCCTCCATCAATTGAACTTAAATCCACTGCTGTATATGTTGAACTAGATGTGCCACCATCAAGATTTGTGATAGTTGCATCAGCTTCATCTTCTAGCCTTAGTTTCCCAAGGATATAATCAAATTTAACTGCCATTAACTATAAGATAAAGAAGCACGGTTGTCCCATATGTTGTCAAAGCTTGAATCACCATCTGCCCAGGTTATAACTGTGCCTGTGCTCTCATCAACCTTCATTACTTGCCATACTCCTGCATTTGTAGCAGAAGCAATAGCTGCTTTTCCAACATATGTGACATTAGCTGTAGTGTAATCATCCACACGGATTGCATATTCTCCAGAACCATCATTAGCCACACTTACATCAAGTAAGTCTCTAGTGCCTTTCCTGGAGATAGTTGCACGCCTGAGAGCTACTTGATTAGCTTCCTCATTAGTGTCATACCCTTTAACCTGCCCCATTATCTATCCTCCTTAACTAGAAGAAACCACCATACAGATAACTTGACCTACGCCGATTGGACACAGGACATGTGTGTCTGCAACGACATGGTTTCCTGCTTCAACCAGAGCTTTCAGCTTATCTGGGGTTGTTGGTCCGTAAATTGTAACATCACCATCAGCCATTCTTTACCTCCGTGCTCTTAAAACTTGGTTTCTTCTCAACTTTCTTCACAGGATGTTCAGAAATCCATTTTGGATTACCTTTCTCGTCTCGTGAATATATTTGGAAACCATCTTCCGTTACACCAGATGGTGCGATTTTCTCGCATCGTTTAAGCATAGTGTTATACTTAATCTTCACATGAGCATTAGCAGATCTATTCCAAAGTTCAATCTTTTTCTCAATCCCTTCCTTTGTCAACCGGTTAGGATTTTCTACTATTTGCCGAATCTCTGATTCTTGGAATACTGTTGCTTTAATTCCTGCTGCTCCTTCTCCACCTGCTCCTTTCGGAGTCAAATCAATAAAATCTGTTTCAACCATATCAAACACCTCATACTTTGTCTATTTCTTGAAAAACCCTTTCTTTTTTGGTTTCTCTTTCTTTACCTCTACCTTTTTAGGTTTAGGTTTCTCTGCTGGCATGTTAGCCAATTGTATCTTAAGTTCCTTGGTGATTCTTCGGTTCACACCTTCCCAAGTCTTAAGCTCTGCTTCAAGTTGTTCTCTATTCATTATGAACCTCCAATGTTAATAAGTAAAAAAAAATAAAATTACACAGCACTCAATGCAACAGAACCGTAGTTCTTCAGTATCAAGAATCTCTTATTGCTTATTCCAAGCAAAACAAGTGCTTCATACTGTGCGTTAAGTGTAGCTGTGTTATTCGTTCCATCAAATGTCCCTGAAGTCAAGGTTACAGTGTGACCTACAGTTCCAGTATCGATTTGAGTAATTACCAAGATTCGCCCAGGGGTTGGTCTTGGGATAGTTGCCTCAATCTTTACTGTGGCGTGGTTTAAATCTACAACACTATCTGCGTCACCAATAGCACCAGTTGCAGTATATGCTACTGCTGTTGCTGCCGATGCTTGCGTATCTAGTTGTGTAGACAAACCCAAACCTTTAATGGTCGATTTACCCATACCTCTTAATCCAAGTGCCATTCTTCATTCACCTATGTTGTGGTAATTTCAGAAGTAGCTCCTGACCTAAGATAGTGTGCAGCAAACCTTTGAGTGACTGCAATGAAACCAGTGTCTCTGGCATAATCGCTGTATCTCTCAATGGTTAGAGTCCTTTTCTCTGCAATAACAAACGCATAGTTAGCATCAATCACATATGCAAGTTTTGCACTTACATTGTTAGACATGAGAACTTTCATGCCAAAGATTGAACCAACAAGCCTTTGGTTAAGTGCGGAGGGACCGCCAGTTTTGTCAGCTTCGTTGAAGGTGTCGATGTTCCTCAAATCGTTGCAAACTTCTGCACCTACAATCATGTGAGTAGGTGTATAGTTAGCTGCTTCCAGATTCTGCATTGCTGCAGTAATATCTGTAATTGGTAGAGTAGCGTTGCTGTTAGCTACACTATTTGAAGCTGCTGTGTCTGCTGCGTCAAGTTGTGAAACAATCAGTGCTTCTTCGTTGTCTGCAAACTCATATCCTGCAAGTTCTGCATGATACGATAGCAAGTCAAGTATTCCATCTTCAGCCATCTCTCTGGTCACACCGACTCTGACACCATATTTTACAGGTGTTAGGGTTAGTGATGTGAACTCAGACTGAGCCATTGGGATTTCTCCACCTTCACCAACTCTATCTACTGATAGAGCGTTGTTGGTTGTAAACTCAGCTTGCATTGGAAGAACAAGAGTCCTACCAGGGATTGCTGATGGTCCGAAATACCTTGCAGCCAAACCACGCATAATTAGTTTCTTCCTTACTGCGTTCATCACTTCAGGTAGAAGTGTCCTTGGAATAAGGTAGCTAGTTGTTGCTGTGTTAGCTGTTGAGCTTGCAAAGTCTGCACTTCCTGTGTTTAGTAGTTGTGTTGGCATTCTTTGTCACCTCACAAGGACAGTTTCCAGATAATATACTTACCTGCTGCTGAACCACCAGTAAGAGCTTGTCCTATCTTGTGGTCGAAACTATCTGCTACTTGGACTTTATTAGCAATGACTACTGTCGTTCCATTACCTTCCAAGCCTTGAATTGGGTTTCCTGCTTCTGTGTTCTCATTAGTTGGATGCATAAATACACCTTCTAGTGCAATTGAACCATATCCATCTGCAGGAATATCTTCTAGTGCTACACCAATAACTGTTTGGTATCCTGTATCTGAGCATAGGATGCTTTTTCCCTTAATGTCACCGGCTGCGTAAGCATTCCTTACAGCAGCGGCAGTGCCACCAACGACATCATCGTTTGCAGCAGAATACACAATATCACCAGCATCTATAGCTGTTGTTCCACTGTCATTTAGGATGGTAATAGTCCTTCCTTCATCTGACAGCATAAATCCATCTTGTGCCATTCTTTGTCACCTCACCTAATCCATTCACGAAGTTCATCGTTAAATGATTTAACGGCTTTCTCCGAAACAGATAGTGCTCCTTTACTTTCAACTAATGTTTCTTCTTTTGGCTTTTCTTCCTCAGATTCAACAATAGCTTCCTCTGAAACTGACTCTGCCAGTTTCCTTTCGTATTCTTCTCTAAGGTTGAGTTGATCTACTGATTCTTTCATCAGTGCATCTTTGTCAAAGTCTTTATTCATTTTCATGAGACTCTCGACAATCTCTACCTTCTTACTTTCTTTCAGTGAGGCTAGTTCTTCTTGAAGAACCTTTAGCCGTTCTTCGACATCGGATGACTCTTCTGCTGGTGCTTCATCAGCAACAGGCTCTTCCTTTGCAGGCTGTTCTTCAGGAACTTCCTCAACTGGTTTTTCTTCTTCAGGCATTTGTATTACCTCCTGGTCGCCGTTAGTATTTTCGTCCTCATTGGACTCCGTCTGTTCAAACCTGTCAAAGGATTCGGCAATAGCGTAATCTATTGATGCTTGCTTAACCCCCTGGAATGCTACGAGACCAACTCCGTCAATCTCTAAACCTTCCACAACAAAATGACCATCATCATTCTTCTCAACTTTGCTTGCAGTGGCATGGATAGAAGGTCCCAGAAAACCATCTCGAACTGATTCAACCACATCAGGATGTTTAGCTGTGTTCCTAATCCAACCTTCGTGGTTTAGTTTGCCACCTTCTAAACTAAACTGCCCTTTACCTACGATATGGTCTTCTGCTTCTCGAGGGTGTCCAACGAGCCACTTAAACTCTTTTCCCGCGTTTTCTTGCAAGTTGTTTATCCTATAATTGACACCATTCCTACTGACTCCTTCCACGAGTGCAGTCCCACCGATAATCATCCGGCTACCTTCTTCCACGCCCTCCTGCAGCTTGAACTGAGGAGAAAAATTGAGCTTGACATTTTCTAAAACTTTCATATTCATCACCAATTCTTTACTCTCGTTCCGATTTTTAATCCGTTTCTTCTGAAACCAGGTTTCCCTTTCGTAAGTAGGGTCACATCCCTAGTTTCATTCACGCGTGTCGATGTAGTATTCTTCTCATAAGCTTTCCTACTCAATATATCTGTTGGAGTCATCTCTCTGAAAGTATGATTCGGTGTGATTATTATGTCTTTGTTATCATAATTATCAGGCACAGAATGCCTGTTTCCCCACTTATCTTTAACCATCACAATGAACACCTTTCATATAATGTATGATATTTTTTCTTCGAGTCACCTTCAACATAATCAGCAACTTTCAAACCATCAATTCCAATGACTTCTGCAATCACTTTTTTCCCTGTCCCTTTACTAATCCCGCACTGTTCCTTCTTAGCAAAAGATACAAATTTCTTATTTTCCATCTTTTGCTGGGATTGCCCTATCGTCCCGTTTCACCCGTTTGCCTTTTGCTCTATCAAGCTTTGTAGTTTGTGTAGGGTCATTAGGATTGTCTGTGACTTTCGTTCCATCTTTACGCTGGGTGGGACGCGGCTGTTGTAACCCGCCTGGTCCAACAGCCTGCTGATTTAGAAGGTCTGGTTTTTCTGGAAGCTTTTCCCTGAACTTTGGAGGCAACAGGTCGTTTGCTTTTTGTGCGGTCAGTATTCCATCCGTGACAAGTCCACGCAGAATATCGGTGTCGGTTTCCCATTCCTTCTCCTCAGCCTTTGTCCACACCAGTTTATCATCAGGATTACCAAGTCCTTGCTTAACAAGAATTTCGTCTTCAAACGAAATCTTAAGTTCTCTCTGTATAGATTTAATATGTCTCCCAAAATTCCTAAGTTGCACATCTGCACCTTTATCAGTTGAACCTTCCATCCTACCAAGAAGAATAGGTGGGACTTGTCCCCCTGAGATTATCTGTTGTTCCACATGGGAGAGGGGGGTTTTGATGTCCATCCCTTTGGAGTCGAAGCCAAGAACGGATAGATCCACCAAATGAGAAGTTGCAATCTCAGATTCCGCAGACAAGTCCCTGATAGTTTCAGCAGTCTCAGTTACTACAGCTTCTTGTGCAGGAAATTCGTCTGTTCCAACTTTTGCCCAAATTAATGGTGCAACATATTTGTTGAGTATTTTCCCAACATCTGCTTCCATATTAACCTTAGACATTATTGATTCTTTAAGAGATTCCAACGCAGAAAGTCCATATTTCTCTGAGCCTATGCAGTTATATTTGAAATGGACAATATGGTCCATTACTCTAACCCTTTTCTTGAACTTCGCGTCTTGTTCTGTGTTACCAGTGGAACCCCATAGAATTAACTTCTCATTATTTATTATCTGAGAATATCCAGTAACTTTCCCTTGTGGGTTACGATAAACATCAATCCATATTGGATTTAAAACTTTAAGTTTTGTGATAGTATCTCCTTTCTTAACGACCTCAGAATATGCATTTCCAAATAACAACATATTCTTTGTCATTCTATAAAAGAAATCCATTAGGTTTACATCATCTGCCCATTTCTCAATTTTCTCTTTATTTGAACCTTCAAAATAGAAGTCTTGCACAACCTGGTCAGATTGCACATTGATTATTGCAGAAACAAGAGGAACAGACTTGTATGCTTCTAAGAACCAATTCATCTTATCAGAACGAGTCATTGATTCATTCTCAATAGAATTGTGCTTGCTCGGGACTGAAACAACAGCCACACCCGCATCTTTTTTCTTCCGGAACGGATTAGATATAGCTTCGAATATATTCATCCTGTTATATATGTTGGAGTATTCATTTATATATTAATCGGAAAGAAAAAGGAATCATCGGGCTGGGTGTTTAGAATTCCGTTAGTAGAGTAATCTATAGCCCTCTTCCTCTATGACTCCATAGGTAACTCAGCCAAAAGAGGTTTAAAACCGAGCATTGCTATGGTAGTTTGCATATTTATTTTATTAATTTATTCCATTTAGTTCTCATCTTCAAAAAACAATCTGTGCATAAATCACCTGTGCTGTGAAAAACAGTTTTGCTGCCACAACATGAACATAACCTAAGCTTTGGAGACTGCGAATGGATTGCCCCTCGTTTGCGTGGCATTTCTTATCACCTTGAAACATCCTATTGATACATGTCTTGCAATAAAGTTTGCAAGCCCTAATGAAATAACCATATCGTCATGCTGTCCTGTGCCTTCAAACTTCACGATGCCTTTCTTGTAATCAAATATGATACCAAACTTAGTAAGCTCGTTCACCAGCTTCTTCATTGTCACATAGGTTCGTGGACATTCGTTACTATACGGCAAGATAAATCCTTTCTTCTCAAACTGGTCACGCATTGCCTTTATTAATTCTTCTTTACTGGAAGATTGATGCGTGAACTTATATCCTTCTATTGGAACGCCTGCAGCTTTCAAATCATATATGAAAGTCTTCCCGAAACTACCCTCATCACCCAACGCCTTAATAATCTGGTATCTATCTGCTATCTCTTGGATACGCTCTTTCTGGATACTATAATCTAATCCACGCCACCTCTCAAGCCAAATAAGTTTCAGTTCTTTAGATGTCGGGCTTTTCTCCAGGACAGTCACAACTGTAAAATCTGAACCAGATTGAGCTGACATTGCAAAATCCACTCCCATAAAATATTGTTTCATATTCTCAGGTTGTTCTGTGAATCTAAGGCTCGGATCTAAACACTCATTGATAAGGTTGTCTGGGAAGAGCCTATCTTGTAATGAGACTGGTCGGAGTAGAAACTCCTGTGACCAAGTCATGTTTGAATATGATTCCAGTAACCTTCCATCATCCCTATCATGCACCTGAACAGATGAATCTTCGTGTTTGACGATGGTATCTGGATACCTTTCATGGAATAAGTGTCCCTTCTCGCCTTCGGCTGGATACCTATCAAAATATATGGAACTGAACCCTGGATTAGACTCAATCTCATGCAATAGGTCAAGTTCTGATTTAGGTGTGCCTACACCCACAAAGAACCCTCTTTTAGCCCGTATGGTAGGCAAAACTGCGTCTGTGAGGACTTTGTGGTCTTGATATTCTCCCATCTCGTCACAGCCAAGGCCATCAACATGCAATCCTCTTACATTCTCATTATACGCTTTTGAAAGAATCCTGCTATGGTTCTTGAGCTCTAATTCTGTTCTACTCCAAGATTGGTTTCGGTTGCTTGGAACCATAGTCTTCAAGATAGGATTTGTAAGTATAGTTATCCTTATATCTTTCAATACTTCAATTGCCTGTGGAAGTGTCTTGGAAATGATGAGAAACTGTTTCTTTGGTTTAGTCATTGCTTGCCACAGAAAATAATTGACGAAGAGCATCCTGGTCTTGCCCGAACTCCTAAACGCCATAAAGGTTACCCTCTTCTTTTTTTCCACGAGTCTGAGCCATTCCTTCTGAAAGTCCATCATCTTCATCCCAACAATCTCTTCAATGAAATATATTGGGTCTTTCTTCAATCTCTTCTTATCTATAGTCATTTTCCAATTAGCAGTTTAATCAGTTTAATCACTCTTGTTCTCATACCAATCACTACCCCTATAAGCAGTCCCAGCACCATCACGACTAAGTCTATAAATTCCAATTTCATCTTCATTCCTCCTCATCCCAATTTCATTTCCTCCTCATCCCAATTTCATCTTCATTCCTCCTCATCCCATAGGCAATAAAAAGGACAATAACCATCATTGCCTTTATGGCACCTGTTATCACCGTGATTTTTGATACAGGGCTTGCTGCACTTTTTTAGGTCTGCCATAGTATTTCTCTGTGCACTCTACTAAGTATTGCCAAGAATAAGCAGGACACTCACTCTTAAGCCTACATAGAGGCACATATATTTCTGTATATCTGACCTTATGCTCAGCTGCTACTTTCAACAGCCTTGTTTCTAGGTCTCTCTTTTTTTCCTTTTCCATCCTTACTCATCTTCATCATTGAGATAATCCTCAAA